GGAAATATACAGACGAAGATGGAAATGAAATATGTGGTTCAATAATGTACGACGCATGGGGTGGAAGTGCGATGAGGGATTGGGCTGAGGCAAAGTTTAAAAAAATTGAAAGAAAAAAAGAAAGCAAAGCGATGGCAAAATATAATATTGATATTTTAGGGGAAATTTCGGAATCTGTTAATTCATACAATTCGGTAAAAAGTAAAATTAACGACGCAAAGGGTGAGGAAATTAATTTGGTTATTTCGTCTGGCGGTGGCTCAGTCACTGAAGGAATGGGAATAGCTGATTTAATTGCCAACTACCCAAATGAAACAACGGCAACAGGAATCGGACTCGTAGCGAGTATTGCAACGGTTGTACTTTTGTCCGCGGATAAAGTGAAAATGACTGAGAACGCTTTTTTAATGATTCACAGACCTTGGAGTTATACAATGGGTAACGCCGACGAACTCGAAGCGACGGCTGAATTATTGGATAAGATGGAAGCAAAGTTATTGGACATTTATACCGCCTCGGTTTATAAGCGCAAAGGGAAACAGAAAGACCTTGATAACAAGATTACAGAAATGATGGCGGCTGAAACATGGATGACCGCTCAGGAAGCTTTAGAGTTTGGATTTATTGATGAAATTGTAAAAGTTGGCGAAAAAAATATTGATTTATTACCGTTGCAAAATAGCCTAAGCAAATTTCTAAATGTCCCAGCTGCATTATTAATCAACAATAAAAAAGACGATGACATGGGTAATTCCATTTTAGAAAAAATCAAATCTTTGCTTAACAATATGGACGAAAAAGAAAAAGTCGAAAATGTTATGCATGAAGAGGACATGAAAAAAGACGAACCCAAAAACGACGAGATTGGTGACGCTATTCAAATGTTAAAAGACAATGGCTACTTTGTAATGAGTCCCGATGAAATGGAGGCAATTCATAGTAAGCAAAAAGAGGAAATGGAATCAATGTACAAAAAGAGCGACGAACAAAAGAACTCTATTAATGAGATTGAAAGCGTTCTTGAAACATTGGGAAATGAACTTGTAGCATTAAGGGCGCAAGTAAAAAAAGGCGTTGGACTTCCCTCAGGAGGATCTGCACATGAAAAGGTAAAGGAAACAAAAGCAAAAGCAAATCACTTTGATTCTTTTGCTTCATTAGTTCAATCTAAAATTTCACAAAGATAATGGCAACAGCAAATGTAAACGGCTTTCTTGACTCAAATACTTATGTCGGTCAAAAAGGTCTTAAGCGCACAAACCCGTATGCAAACGCTCAGGGAATAAATGCGGAACAGTTATATGGTATTGATACCTTTGAAACAAGGATTCCAGTATCGTTTACCTACGGAACATCAACCGCGGGAAATCGTTTGAACTTTGCACCTTTGACTGGTGTAACAAGTGCATCGGATTTCTACAAAGTAAATGTAATAGACGAATCAGGTAACGAGGCTTATTCTAACTGGCAATCTTCAGCACCAACGGCAATATTACAAATAAATACTTCAGCATTAGTAAAAGGTAATGATTGGAAGGTTTTATTTGGTACGGCAACCACGGCGGGAGCAAAAACAGAGTTTTCATTTGTTATCGATGATTCATTGGTTATGACCAATACTTCGGCAACAATTTCTTATCCAAATCTTTAAAAATAAAAACAAATGGCATCAGTTGAAATAAGCCAATTAGACGTATCCTTTAGAGGTACTGAGGCAAATAATATATTTTTAGAACCAGTCTTTTTTGATGACGATTTACGCGGTCAATTCCGTGTACTTGGAAACGTCGCGAATAAAAAGAAAATGGTTTTCGTACAACAGTTGGAAAACATTGTAAGAAAATATTCTGGTTGTGGATTTAATCCAGTCGGCGCGGTTGACATTTATCAGCGTACAATTGACGTTGAAAAAATGAAGGTGGATCTTGAAATGTGCTGGGATGAATTTGAGGACACCGTTTTTGAAGAGTTATTGAAAACAGGTACAAGGCTTCCAGACATTTCTGGAACTTTGATTGAAAACATTTTATTGACCCGTGTTCAACAGGCGATAAGAAATGATATTACCCGTTTATCTTACTTTGGTGACCAATCAAGTAATAATCCTAACTTTGATTCTTTAGACGGATTTTGGACAGTTTATTACCCTCAGTTAGTTGCGGACGATTTAGTACCACGTACAAACACGGGTTCAGGTACAAACCTTGCGGCTGGTGATGGATTTGCAATTCTTAGGGACGTTTATGACCAAGCTCCTTTGCAGTTAAAAGGTTTACCTGCTAACCAAAAAGTTTTCAATGTAACGCAAAGCGTTTATTCACAACTTCGTGAAGATATTGAAAACGGCGGTGGCGGTGACTACGGTTTATTGCAGTTAATCAATGGAGTTGAACAATTTACTTTTAGAGGTGTGACTGTTATACCTCAATTCCGTTGGGACGATATTGCAACGTCTTTAGGAACAACTAAGCCTCATTATGTGGAATATACAACGCCACAAAACAAGGTTTTAGCAACGGACGTGTTAAGCCCTGAAACGGCTTTAGAACTTTGGTATGACCAGAAAGACGAAAAGGTATATATTAAGGCTCGTTTCAAAATGGGTGTTAATTATATTCATCCTTCTTTAATCAGCTTAGGCTACTAAACCAAAAACATGAGTAGTATAACAAGCGGTTGGCTTAACCAATGTACGGATGGAACTTGCGCTGGTGGTATTGGTAAATTTTATATTGCCAATGCTAATCAGGTGACAGGCATCACCAACAATGCATCGGGAGCAACCACGGCGATAACAATGTCATCAACTGCTGCCGTATTTTACGAGGTTGAATTTAGGGAAAATTCAGGAGCATTCACGGAGACAGTTACGCAAGACCCAGACACTTTGTCGGTTGCGATTGAGCAAAGTTTAACAGGCATTATAAACTGCCGTGACCAAGAGTTAAGAAACTTGATTCAAGATATGTCAGGACAGGCTTGCGGTTTGGTTTGTGTTCACGTTGAAAACACAGGGCTTTACTGGATTTGGGGCGCTGAGGTAATTGGAGCTAAAAAGAGACCAGTAAGGCTTACAAGTGCAGAAGGTTTATCGGGTGCTTTGTTTACTGATTCAAATCAAGAGACATTGACTTTAACTTGCAGAACGACTGAAAAAGCAAGGTTTATTGTTAATGGAGCAACCGTAATGGCTGCACTTGATTAAAATACATAAGCATGATAGTACGCGAAAAAAGTAAGCTAATGATTTACGTTGGTGCAGACCCAACTGGAAAGGCAGGAATACTAAAGAAGGCTATCGGAAATTTTACACAGGCAGAATTAAGGGGTTGGTACAATACCAACCCCAAATCTGTTAGCCAACATCTTATTTTCACGCCTGAGAAAAAAACCTATGAGCCAAATAAAGAAAACGATTCAAGCGACGCCAAACAGGGCTAAAAGAAATTTAAAAAGAAATAATAGTCCTTTATTGGCTTCTGTTACTTTAGATACTTCCAATACAATGCTTGTAAAGGAGGATATTTTTAATGAACCATCGCGCGAAAGACTTGATTTCACAGGCGCAAAATGGGTTAGATTCTTTACCCAGAAAGATGACTTCCTTAAAAGTCTTATCGCAATTGTAAACAATTCCCCAACCCTCAGGCGAATTATTGAGGATAAGGTTAACATGGTTGTCGGTGACGGCTTTATTCCAATAAAAGGGAAGTCTAACACATTACTTACAACGTCAATGAAGGGTGAGGTAATAATGAACGAATCTTTAAATAAGATTGAAGAAGTTATTGGGCAGGTTAATCTACATTCACAAAACTTGCAAGAAGTCCTTGGTTCATTGGCTTTTGATTACGATGCTTTTGGCAATTGCTTTGCAGAAATAGTACGGGGCAAAGTTGGTAATGAGCCATTCACTTATATTTACCATGTCCCTGTTTACAATATTGGCATACGAAAAGCCGAAGCGGATCAGATTATACGTTCCGTTGGCATTTACGATAACTGGGAAGAAGTACCGTTAACGACTGAGGGCACATATTACGAAAGGGAAGGATTTAGGGAAGTACCGATTTACCCTGAGTTTAAAAAATTTGAGGACGGAACAGAACGGTCAATTATTCATGTTAAGCAATACGCGGCGGGTTATTTTTACTTTGGTTTACCTGAGTGGATAGGGGCGAAAATGTGGGCAGAAATTGAATATAGGATTCAAAGATTTAATACAAGTAAATTTGAAAACGGCTTTATGCCTTCAGGTATTTTACAATTCTTTGGGTCAATGACCTCAGATGAAGCCAAAAGCCTCGTTGAAGGCATTGAGGCAAAGTTTACAGGAATGGGTAATAATCACAAATTATTTGTTCAGGTTCTTAGAGATGAAAAATTAAAAGCTAATTTTATACCAACATCAAAAGAAAATGAAGGTGAATTTTTAAACCTTCAAAACCTTGCAGCCTCAGCCATTGTGGTAGCGAATAGGTGGAGCAAGTCCTTAGCAGGTTTTGCAACGTCGGGGCAACTTGGAAGCAATCAACAGATAAGGCAGGAAATGGAATACTTGCAAAATACGGTAATTAAACCGCGTCAAAACTTAATGCTATCAAAAATTATCAACCCTTATTTAAAAGAAATTGGGCTTTATAATCCAGCATTTACAGACGTTTCGTTTGGTATTTCAAATACTTTGCCCGTGTCTTTCATGGGTGAAATAAAGGTGGAAGAAAACCTTTCAATTAATGAAAAAAGAGAAATATTGGGTTATGCACCTTTAGAAATAGAACAAACAACTCCAATAAATGAGCCAATTAATACAACCGAGTGAAGTAATAGCTGGAGGGATTGCACGTCCAACGCCAGCAGATATTAGGCTTGATAAAACACTTATTAGCCCACATATTCAAGATGCCGAGTTTCGTTGGATTGTTCCCGCTATTGGCTTAACGTTGTATGATGCAATGGTGGCTCAAAAGGGAACAAGTACCGCGTTTACCTCAGCGGTTTATCAGCAACTTTGGGATAAACAATTAAAATCCTTTTGTGCCAACGCCGTTTTATACGAGGCAACGCCGTACATGGTTATGCAGCTTGGTTCAAACGGTTTATATACCTTAGATAATGAGTACGGGCAAAACGTCGGGGTTGAAGGATTAAAATTTTATCAAGATACTTTGTTGCAAAGGTTGGACGTAAAGAAAAAAAGGATTAAAGATTTCCTTTGTTCTTGCGCCACATCTTATGCGGCTTTCATTCCCAGTGCCATTGGTTGTCCTGACGCTACTTGTTACGGTGACGAAGAGGAACAAATCTTAGATATTTATAACACAATGGGCATAGTTTTATGATAGACAAACCAAAAAAAGAAAGACGTTTTTTAAAGACGTTGGGAAAAATAGGTGAGATTTTAATCCAGGAGGTTTTATTGAAAGTGGGTAGTAATTTGATTAAGAGGATTGGGGGCAAGAAAAATTTACCCTCAATTCTTTTTTTATTCCTTTCAATTTCCCTTTTTGCTCAATTTCCAAATACAGGAAACAAACAAAGATTAGGTTTCCAAACGACAGCGGATGGTCTTGTCTGGCGCGGTTCAATTTCCGACACTGCAAGTATTCAACCAACTACAAATCAAAACGCATGGTTAATAATTGACACGGTTAATTTAAAAATATACTCATTTGATTTTACATCAAATGTTTGGGGCTTAGTTGGCGGTGGAACATCGGGTTTAACTATGCCTTTTGATTCTATCACCTTTAACACGGCAAAAGATGGAACAGTGGGAGTAGGTGAGGTTGAATATAATGACACGCAAGGCTCTTTAATTCAAGGATTAAAGGGAGGATTAGTGACTAATGTGATTGGGCAACAATTACACCAAAGGGTTAACAATCGCACGGGTGCAACCTTGGCAAAAGGTACGGTCGTTTATTTATCAGGAAGTCAAGGTAACAGGATAACCGTTGCAAAAGCCTTAGGCGTTACCGATGCTTTTTCTGCTAATACTTTTGGCATAGTTGCTGAAAGCATAGCGAACAATCAAAGCGGTTACATAATAACAGAAGGATTAATAACGGGAATAAATACAAGTGCATTAGTAGAGGATTCATCCGTTTACCTTTCGCCAACAGTGGCAGGAGGATTAACATCAACAAAGCCGCAAGCTCCACAACACACGGTATATATTGGCGTTTGTGTCAAAAGTAATGCTGGTTCTGGGGAATTGTTTGTTAAAATCCGCAACGGTCAGGAATTAGACGAATTACACGATGTTCGGATTACATCGCCAGTAAATAAAGCCTCATTATATTATTTAAGTAGTGAAGGTGTTTGGAGGGATACAACGCCAACACTTTTAGTAAGCGATACGGCTTCAATGTTAGCTAACTACGCAAGCAAAGCCTACGCAGATACAAGTGGCAGATTTTATGCAAGACAAGATTTTACAAATGTTTCTTCCTCAACCTTGACTTGGACGCAAAGCGATACATTAGTAGTTGGTGGTACGGGAGTAGTTCAAGTTTACAGGAATGGTCAAATACTTTTGCCAACTCAATACACGATACCAACAAAAACAACGGTTGTTATTGGTTCAACTGCCTACAAATTAGGTGAAAATTATACGGTAATATTTCCCCGTGGTGGTGGTGCAGGTTCGGGCGGCGGATCTGGCAGCCTTACAAGTATTTCAGGCGGTACGGGAATACTTGTTTCACCTAATCCGATAACCACCACGGGCACGGTTTCGGTTGATACCTCATTTCTTTTTACTCAGTCCGATACGTTAAGCCTTAATCTTACTTCCAGATTTGCCTTAAAATTAAACGCAGCGGATACAGCTTCATTATCTACAAGAATAGATGCAAAAGGTACGGGTACAGTTACAAGTGTAGGCTCAGGCTTTGGCTTACTTGGTGGGACAATTACCACTACAGGTACTTTGCGCTTAGATAGTGCGGTTGTGTTTAATAGAATAAGAGATAGCATTGTTGACGTTGCTATCGGGAATGATACTATAAAGATTTTA